TTGGCCACTTGGCCCCACTCAATAGTGCTCACCAAGCCGTTTATGTTGCTTGCAAGCCCGGCACCCAACTGGTCGAACTTAAAGGTGGTCAGGAATGTGTCCAGTGCGCTGAATATCGTATTCACGCCCTGTCCCACGATCTCACCCACACCTGCCCAGTCAAAGTCCTGTACAAAGCCGTTCAGGCTATTGGCAATGCCGCTGACTGCATCATTGACCTTTTTCCGTATGCCGTCCCAGTCCAGGTTCTTGATCTTGTCGATTACTTTATTGCAGGAGGCCGCAACCTGCTCGCCAATGCCCTCAAAGTCGCCGCTTTTCCACAGGTTCTTAATTTTCTCCAAATAAGCGGAGAACTGGTCGGACGCTGCCGGTGTCTTGGCCGCAGAAGAATTGGACGAGCTGCTGTCTTGCTGATCATCACTGACCTTAGTAATTTGGTCAAACCCATACAACTCTTTTTGTGCTTGAGACAGCTTTTTCGTCTCTTTTGTGGTCTTGCCCACAGCGGTGGCTGTGGCATTTACTTGCGAAGCGATCCCCACAGAGGAAAGCAAGCCGCTGATGGCATTAGCCACACTCATGGCAT